GTTCCTTTTCGATAGATTGTTTGTTTGTCTTTAAATTGAGTTAGATTTGTAATACCACGTGGGAATGCAATCTGATCTGGTGACAAAGTTTTAAAATATGTTCGGAACGATTCGATGTTGTTTTGTACATCACGTTCGGTTCCACCAATAATAGTCTTAAACATTTCCTTTAGAGCTTCGCGGCATGGTGCAGGAGTTGAAGACTTAATAGCTTCGATACCCATAATTTTTAGCTTAGGTTCTGCGTAACGAACACCTTCGTTGTCAAGTACATTTAGGATATAACGTTTCTTGGCAGTCCAAATACCACGGTCAGCAATAGCTTCACGTTTCATCACCATACGATTTTCAATACCACCCATGATATCAAACAAATCACCATAAGATTTTTCTAGAACATCTTCAAGCTTTTCTTTGCAAACAGTATCGACAAACTCTAATGGATTTTTTGGGTTAACAGCAGATACAAGATCATCTAAGCAAACATACACTGAATCGGTGTCGATCGCAAGAACATAGTCTTTCTTAGTTTTAAGCACTGAGTTAAGGTAAGTGTTAATTGCCTTTTCGGCCCATCGAATTGTGAGCTGTCCAGTAAGTGTAATTCCTTCTGCGATTCGCTGATCGAAGAATCTGAAGTACTTGTTGCCGAGAGCACCATAAAGAGAATTAAGGAGAATCTTAATAGACATTTGCTGATTCTCTGCGATCGCAATATCACGCTGAACTCGATATAATTCCTGTTTGTCATTTTTGTCAATCCTTTCAAGTTCTTTTTGAGACGCAATCATTTGTCGTTTAATGACAACACGCTCGCTATACATTTCATCGATAATCTTTGGCAGAATACCTTGCTCATCAGTTTTAAAATACTGACCTGATGCGGAAGCACATTCATTAGCATCGAGTCTAGGTTTAATTTCTCCAGAAAGAAGATTATCAACGTTAACATTAGCAACTTTGCCTGGAATAATAGTTTCCGGTGACATGTTATTTTGCATAATAATGGATGGATATAGTGAGTTTAAATCAAAAGAAACTACCCATTTGTGCATTCCAACATGTGGATCTTTAACATAACCACCAGGATATGGAGTTTTAAACTTCTCTTCGGCAAATGGAATTATAACTTGATTTGCATATAGATTACGAAATATGATAGCATCCCATATTGCAGTAGTGCCCATGACATCGCTGTAGTTTACACCACCACGATATGCCATTGTAAGTGCCAATGTAATAAGACCCATCTTATCTTCGAAACGATCTACTAGATCTACGTCTTTAATGTTATAATCAATAAACTTTTGATGATCATGCTTATATAAAGTATGCAAATTGCCGTGCTCTTCATAACTTAGTTTCTTCTCACCAAGAACTACTGATGCAATATGATCTAGTTTGTATGTTTCTTGTGGACCATAAGAGTAACCGAACTTTTTAAACAAGTCTAGATAATCCATTTGAGCAATGCCCTGGATTTCATATGCCATTTGTTTACGTTGCATTGTTGTAATATCACGACGGTCAATTAATCCCCATGGAGATAATCTGCGAACAAACTCTTCACCGTGGATTTTTATGATTCGATTTACAATGTAAGGTATATCAAAGAAGCGTGAATTCCAACCGGTAATTACGTCTGGACATTGCGATGGTAAAGACCAATGTGCAATAAATTCAAGTAAAAGTTCTGATTCGGTTTTGCAGTGTTTATAGACCACACGATTTTCTTGCATGATACTATTTTCTACATCATAGTCTTTAAGACCCCACACATAAAATGTGTTGTCAATATTGTTTTTCATACAGATAGCTGTAATTTCGTGAGCTGCTTGTTCTGGCTCTGGAAAACCTGCATCTGATTGCACCTCGATATCGATCGTAGATACATTAATTTGGTTTCTATCAAAAGCGATTTCACCTGGAAATTCGTCGTTGATAAAAGCAGGAATATGTTTGTTATTGCCGTAGATGTGTCTACCGACAACTTGAGAATTTACCTGTAACCATTCTTTCGCGTCGCGCATAGAATCAAAATTGATTGGAGATACATTAGCTCCATCGAGTGATTTCCAGTTAGAAGGTTTTGCCGTACTTACAAAATAAGTAGGTTGGTATTTAATTTTTGTTTGTATTTTTTTTACCGTTTTTATAACCACGATATAGCAATGAATTGCCATAACGAGAAACGTTAGTGTAAAATTTTGTATTCATAGTATAACCATTTCAATTTTATATGTACATATTATATCATATTTTAAACATATTGTACACTTTTATGTACGAAAAAGTGCCGAAGTACTACACTTTTATGTAGGAAAATTGGGAGAGATCACTCTCTCCCGCTCCGATTCCTTTAGAATGAATTCGATTGCAAATAAATTATAACGGGTGAAATTGTTAAAATTCCAAACATTAAAAATATTATCTCGAATCCAGTCCTAATGCCATCTTTGTGTTTACGTATGTAACCCATGATTTGACTCCAGTAAATTGATTATTACAATCCACTGAGTTTTCGCTGCTCACCGGAATCTATTCTTGAATAAATTCCTTCTTCTTTGATGCCCCAGCAGACCCGATTTCGATCTTTCTAGGACGCCTCTCTTCTGGAACTTCAACCCTGGCATTCACCACAAGTATCCCATTCACAAGTTCGGCCCCGTCTATTACGACAAATTCAGAGAGTCGAAAGGACTTCTCAAATTTGCGGGATGAAATCCCTTTGTGTGCGTATTCACGATCATCATCTTCAGAATTTTGACCTTTAATTAATAGAATACCATCCTTTACTTCTACAGAAATGTCTTCTTCCGAAAATCCTGCAACAGCAAGTTCGATATTGAAGTTATCGTTATCGATCTTTACAACGTTATGTGGGGGATAGTTGTCTTGAGATCTTCCAGCTGAGTGGATTCTTTCAAGTTCATTTAATATTGGATCAAATCCAATGAATAGTGAACGCGGTACGTTCATAGTATTTCTTACCATTTTGTTTCTCCTATTTAAAGCAAGATTAATATGTGGACCCGACCAATTCGGCGTCCACATTTATTTATACAACTCTCGTTGCTAGTTTAAACATTTTTTGCAAACTTTATTTAGTCTGCCGGACTTCATAAACTTATGAAATGTAGTCCATGCTTTTTTAAGTTTTTTCTCCATTATTACTATTTCCTATATTGTATTTAGGACATAGTTGCCATTCTGTTTTTTCCTTAAATGGAATTACTTTAATCTGTCTTAACGGTGCAATATCTTTAGCTTGATCGGCGGTAACAAAAGTTACGAGTCCCCAATCTGCCAGCAATGTAGCAATTGTATTTCTACGCTGGATATCGTTCAACATTAGATTAGAAGGTTTCCCATCTAATAAGAATAACTCTTTAAAGTGCACAATAAAGTATCTACCTTGCTTGTGCAATATATGACATGATTGGTATAGCTTTTGATCTTTTCTAGACGCCACACCAATTCTAGTTAATGTTTCTCTTATTTTGAGAAAGTCATCTGGTTCGTTGAGAGTAATCTCCAACATAGAAGCTGGAGTCCACTGGACTTCAATATTATTTTCGTTTTCCACCTTTATACATCCTTAATTTCAATTCGTTAATTTGTTCGTCATTTAACAATGACAATACAGATTTAGCTTTTTCATTACTATATCCATAATATTCTTTTATAAGTTCCAAGTTCTCTATGTTGATAGGCTTTGCCCATTTAGAGAATCTTTTCTTCTTCTTAATTATATTTATAAAAAAATCAAATTGAAGACGATGATCTATATGGTGGTTCACATTCATTTCATTTGCGAAAAGAATTGTGTCGGGAAAATATGAAAGTCCTCGATTAACCATAAACGATGCGTATGCTTTTTCAGCCACATCATCAACCATTATATCCTTTTTAGTTGTGTTAATTGCGTTTAGATAATCGAAGGGGCTCATTTGAATGAAACCCCAGCCATTACCTCAGTAAGACAAGCAACTGTATTAAGTTCGTGATCTGCAACAAACGAATTCTTATATTGATAGTCCGCTAGAATAAGTACCAGTTGTGGTATACTCTGAGGATCGATATAGTCATTCATGTTATCGTATATTTTACGATAAATTGCTGCAGGTTCAGAATCAATATTGTTACTTACCCACTGACGCATACCTCTAAAGTTCTTCTGCTTCAAGTGGATCATAAGATCATTGAGAGATACCTCCGATAAAGATACTAAAATGCCTGTGTCAATAGTACCACTACTTCCATAACGCTGAAGCTCATTAAGAACTTTACGCCAATCAGGCATGTGTTTCATTATTAATTCAGCAACAACTTTCTCATCATAATCAATACCTTCATCTTTTAGGATGTTAGTACATCTTTTGAGAAATTGCCCACAAAGTGGAGCTGCTTGTTTTTTAGAAACATTAAACTCAATTGTAGTACAACGAGAATGCAATGGTTCAATGATTCGATTCTTGAAATTGCAAGTCAATATAAATCGACAATTATTCGAGAACTCTTCAATAAAACCACGCAATGCGGGTTGTGTCGATTGAGCGTTGAGATAATCTGCTTCATCAAGGATAACTACCTTGTAACCACCTTGTAGTGAAACAGTAGATGCAAACTGCTTAATTTTGTTTCTAAGCGTATCGATGCCAGACTCTTCGGATCCATTGATCAAAAGATAATCCAAGTCAAGTTCATTGCACAAAGCTTTCGCAACTGTTGTTTTACCTAAGCCGGCTGTCCCGGTAAGAAGCATATTGTGTAGGTCACCTCCTCTAACAATATCTTCAAAAGTTTTCTTGATTGATTTCGGTAAAATACAATCTTGAATTTTTTGTGGTCGATATTTTTCAACCCAAAGAAATTCTGACATTATAGTACCTCCCAACCAAGAACTGTGTTTACACGAAACGATCTCCATGCGTCTTTATCCAAAGACCAAACAGCTAAGTGCTCAGTTTCTGAACTAACGTTTTCGATAACGGCTTGTACGCCATTAGCTTTGAGAACAGTAGGGTTGAGAGAACAAGGCATGACTCGAACTTCTTCTGAGTCAATCTTTTGAAAGGTCACCGTGACAGTACCTTTCTTTAGCGCTTCGATTAAGCGTGTTAATTCATTGCGATCCATAATATATCCTTCATAATAAAATTAATAAATGCGAGGGAGCTACCCCCGCAATAAGCTAGTTCGAAATTAAGCTTCTTCAGCTTCAACTTCTTCCGGAAGATCGGAACCTGCTGGTACCATACCTTCTGGAGTTTCTTGCCCTTGAGCTTCAGCCGCAGCATTTAGAAACGCTACTGTCTTATTTCTTAGACCACCAACAGCTTCCAACTCAGCGCCTTCAAAACCACCTCTTTTAGAACAGATATCGATAATCTGTACGAAAGTTGAGATGTCTTGTAGAGACAATTGTGGAGCTTGTTGCTCTTGTGCACCTTGTGGTGCGTTTACTTCTTCAGTCATTTTCTTCTCCTTTGCAAAGTAGACTAATTATGAGAGACCCGACCAATTCGGCATCTTCTCGTATTATCCTCATAATATTATGAGAATTTTTCCTGTGCATAGTTATTTATACACCGAAACTTGATGATTTCTCTAAAGCGATAAAATAATCCAAAGGATTATCCGCATTTCTCCAGTTGGAGATTAGCCTAGATGAAATCGATACCTTATAATCACCTTGTAGCATTTTCAGATTTGAAATACTAAATACGTAATTAAAGGTTTCAGTAGATGATGTGCCTAGATTAATGTCAAATGTATTCGCAGTAGAATCTTTCTCATTGAATACAGAAGCAATAACTTCACCACCTTCACTACTGAAAGCTAATTCTGAATGTCCAAGAACTGCAGCAGCTTTCCTGATCTTATCTAGGTTCGTGGCCGAAAGATCTAGGATAACTTCGCACTCTGGCATATTGATATCTTTACTAGGTTGTGTAAGAATCTCAATCTCAGAATAGTAGTACTTAATCCTTTGAGAACCATCAGACATTGTTAAGAACTTATCGCTAAATTCTAAGTCAGGTTCATCCATAAGATTGTACAGAGACAAAAATTCATTAAGATCGTATACGCCAAACGTTTGAGGAAAGTCCTCGAGGATTGATGCATTCGCCATAATGGTTTTTGCTTCGGAAATAGTCTTAAGTTCCTTTCCAGGCTTAAAGACTAGGTTCGAATTTATTCCCGAAAAGTTTTTCAGGATGTTAATAGTTTCACTTGATATTTTCATAATTTACCTTTTTTAATTTGTTACCAGTATTATAACACAGTTTCACGTGTTTGTACACCTTTTATTTTGAGTTAGACCTATCGTGCTCATAAAGCGCAAGTAATCCATAATGTAGTACCTTCATAAGATCTTTTCTATGATCATCTGAAGTTCCTTTCTTACCATACCTAGCATTATATTTGTCAACATTTCCAAGGAAAAATCCAAGGCCATGGCCACGATCAATTATGACTTCGGAAGATTGTAATCCCCCTTGCCCATAATGCTGTCCGTACGTAGAATCGATATACGATTGGAACTCTTTAATAAGAGCTCCTTCGTTAAATTTGTAATTAGGCTGTTTCATTAATTTCCTCTTCAATGTTTAATACGCCATCATCGACCTTTGTGTAAAGATCTAAGAAAGCTGACTTAGTGTCGTCATCAAACCTAGCAATACATAAGTCAATCGCCTTAGCTCTATTCTTAAAGATAGAGAAAGTTTGTGCGATGTGACAAAGCCTTCTAGTTGAAATAACTTCATCTACTCCGTCATCATAGAATGTTTTTCTAATAATGTCTGCCCATGTAACTAGCTTTTCAACAAAGTCAGTATCTTCTGTACCGAACTTAGTCATATGATTGTTAAGTATTTTAGTTTCGATAGATGGTGATGGAAACTTCTGATCAATCGCAACAGTAAACCTTTCTAAGAAAGCTTCGTCAATGATTGAAGCAGCAGTAAACCTACCATCTTCTGATCCATTACCTTTAGTGTTGGCTGTTGCTATAACATTGAAGCCAGCTTTAGGAGAAATTGTTTCACCTGTTTTTTTAACCAAAACAGGTTTACCTTCAAGTATACCTTGAAGACACATAATTTTATTTGTAGCT